CCGCCATGTCCGCATTGATCTTCCCGAGGATCGGCGGCGCGGTCCCTGATATGGGCAGGGCCACCCGGCCGCCGATATATGCGTCGATCTCCTCAGCCGCGGAATCGATCGCTTCCTGGGCGCGGGTCTCTTCAAGAACGCCGGAGCTTTCATCGTCGGTCAATCGAATGAGGCTCGCCTCAGGCAATATCTTCTTGAGATCATCGATCGTGCAATACGCCATCTTCCCCTCCGGGAGTTAATAGTTAAGAGTTAGGAGTTAAGAGTTAAGAGTTAAGAGTTAAGAGTTTATTCTCTTATTTCCCACTCTTCACTCTTCATTCTTCACTCCTTCAAACCACCTTCGCGTAAATAACCGCGCCGGGTCTCTGCAATACCGGCAAAGGCCTCGTCTCCACTTTGACCCATCTTCCGCTGGGGTCTTCTTCTTTCCAGGACTTGGAGAAGTATAGGGCGCCGTTTCCGCCGGCATCGATATTGCCTACGCCGCCGGGCGCGTCATCATCTACTATGGGGGCGAAAGGCACGTCCACCAGGTCGTCGCAGAGACCGACCAGCATAATGTATTTGCTGTCGATGAACCTCTTGATGTTCCCGTCAACGTCCTTGAAGAAGCCGTTGTACTCGTTGAGCTCCACTTCGGCCAGCCTTTGAATCCTGCCTGTTTCCGCCATCTGTGAACCTTTATCGTACTTGAGAAAGTCGAGCACTTTGTCGTGTGCCAGTAAAGCATCCATAACCTCGGAACCCATGAAGCTCACCCACCCTGTAATGGCCGCGTTCGAATCATCCTCTATGGTCTTTTTGAATGCCCTGAGCCTGTTGATCGGCTTGGAGTCGGCGTGCGTCCAGAGGTTCGTCCCTGTAAGCGTGGGTTTATGGCTTGAAGCCACGTTATAATCCACTAGCACCGTGCTCAGATCAGAGTCGAGGATCTGCCCTTTGAGCGCATTGACCGCCCAGAACTCCAATGTCCGGTCTTCCTCATTCCGCATATCCTTCTGTTCTCTGGCGATGCGGTCCTTCATCATCTCCACGCCAACCTGTGTGCCGTATGCCCGGAGCGCGTTGAGCTCCGCCGTATGGATGAATCGCTTTTGCGCGAGCCTCGGAGCCGTGAGGGTTATGATCTTCCGGCCGGTTTTGTCCCGTACTTCCGCGGGCGCATAGATGGAAAGATTACCCATTACCTTCTGNGANCCGGTGATCACCTCGAAGGCCAGCCGATCGCTCACCTCCATGTGTTCCTTGCCCCGNAATATCCGGTTGTATACTTTCATCTGCGGGGCCGTCATCTCATTGACCGCAGCGGTCAAAACCCGTATTTTGAAAAGATCATCCATGATTGTTCCTCCTTGTCTCTATTATGCTGGTGGTCCATCAGTTGTTGTTGTGGTCGTCGAACTCGTTGAACTTGTGGTGGTCGTCGAACTCGACGAACTTGTGGTCGTAGATCAGGCTGTCGTGGTTGTCGTTGAGGAGCTTGTGGTTGTCGTGGTCGTAGTGGTCGTAGTCGTGGTGACCGCCAGTATCGCCTCATCGATAATGATCCCCCGATCCTGGAGCGCCACGATGGCCGTACGTTTATCGAGCGTTGTGATCCCCGCGTACCAGATCAGGTCTTTTTCCCGGTACTTCCCCACGAAATAGGCCTGGACTTTCTGTGTGCTTGCGGAATCGGCCACATCCTCCAAAAGGATCGCCCTGGCGTTTGCTGCGGTCGCCAGTTGCTGCCATGTCCCTGCCGCGGCGCTCACCATCTCAAGGACCGTTCCCCTCGACAGCGCCCCGCAGCTCGCCTTCATGGTTATTTCTCTTTGAATATGCACATCCGATGCGATGAGCTGGGACAGCTCGGTTCCGGATGTTTCAGTTACGCCGAATGTCGCCATTATTTATTCCCTCCTATTCCTTTCGTGGATTAACTTTTGCCGCAATGCTCTTCCCCATCTCTGCGTCCTTCTTTGCCTCGGCAAACTCCGCGCTTTCTCCGGCCTTTGCTTTTACGGCATATTCTTTGAAGATCGGGGATTTACTGAAGGATTCAAGGAAATCTTTCATCCATGCGAGAGACGCCTTCTTCCCATTCTCCCCTTCGCTGAATTGAATTTCTGTTTCGCTGTCGAGTCCATGCATGAACTGCGCAAGGCCGGAATCGGCCCAGGCAGGCAAAAGAGACCCCTCCTTGACCCTGGCATCCACCCAGTCCGAGATCTCTTTATCTCGGGCGGATTTGGCGCTTTCCCGGCCTTTTTCGGTAAACTCCTTCTCCACTTTCTTGCGCTCCGCTTCGGCCGCTTCCTTCTTCGCAGCATCAAGGTCAGCCTCTGAAAACGTCGGGTCATTCCCGAACCCCATGTCCGGGTCTTTCTCCAGCTTCTTCCAGAATTGCAGAAATTCCATAAATTCTTTAAACTTGTCCATGTTCTCTCCTCCTTTTTTCAGGGTTGTTTGTTCTCCCGGTAGAGACGCACGGCTGTGCGTCTCTACGAATATGATCGCCCCGTCGTCTTCCTCGAATCTCAAATCCGCCAGCCCTTTCACGGCCGGAGGGGCCGCCCCCAGGAACCCCACATGCCGGAGCCTGCCGTCAGGGTAAAACCCGGCGGACCGCTTTTTATAGAGTCCTTTTTGCACGCAGTTTGAGAATTCCGGAACCACCTGTTTAAATTTAGCCATAAGAACCCTTTTCCCGTTTTTCACCTCCCCTTTGAGCTTTTCCACCCACCCGAAGGCCGGTCCATTGTCCTTTGGGTGACCTACCACAACGGGAGGCTCATGCACGCCCGGATCGAATGTCGCAATCGCCTTATCGATCAACCCGTTTCCATCATGTTCAACACCCGCGCTATCAATCTGATTTCCCCCGCGAAACACCTCGACCCAGTCGTCAAACCCTTTGAAATTCTTCATCTTGTCTCCCCAGTGATTTCGGCATATCCGCAGAGACGCAAAATCTTGCGTCTGTACCCTTCTGCCTTCTGCCTTACCCCCTTCTGCCTTGTTTTTACCCCTTATGCCTTTTTAATAAATAATCCATCAACGATTCCCGGATCTCTTCCCAATCCTCGTCCTGCACCATCATAAACGGCCGGGCCGGGATATCTCCCCAGGGAAGCTCCATCTTTCTCGTGTGGGCCTTCACTGTCGTCTTGCCGCCATCCAGTCGCCGCCGCACATGCTCCCTCACCTTTGCCTGCACTGTGCCGAATTTACCTTTTTTTGCGCCGAATTGATGGACTGCGGCGTAGGCTATATTTGTGCCGATCACGGCTTTATCTTTATGTGCTTTTGAATGGATGGAGTTCATCAGGTGGTTTTCTTTCCTGAGAATGGCCGCCCCAGAGCCTCTTTGTTTTTCCGTCATCTTCGAATGCTTCTTCCATCTCTTGGGCCGCCCCTCCTTTTCAAAATTCCGGACAATGGACGTGCGTACAATCTGCCCGACGATATTCATAACCGGCGTGAGGTTGTGCATCTGTTTCTGTATGCGATTAAGCAGTTTCTCAATCCCATGATCTTTCATCGATATGGTCATCGCAACGCCGGCCATTTACTTTCTCCTTGACTTTTTCCCTTAAATTGATGATAATAATTAGTGCGAAGACATTGATCGGGCCGCAGCCCCTATGGTCGATGTCGGGCGCCCGCCCTGCTGTGGAGGGAGTGAGGGCCCTATCTTGCCCACATAAGTTTCCCTTCCCGTTGTCTATTTATATATTTAAAATCGGTGGTTTGCATCATCGTCCATGCCTCCATAATCCCGTTCTTCGATTGCGCTACAACAAGCAGCTCTCTGTCTTTGTCGAGCTTGATGGCCTTAATAATCCGTTGCCTCAACAAGACCTTCCCGGTTCCCTTATGCTTTTCAAAAGAGAGCCAGACTTCATATGGGTCTTCCATTGCCTCTGTAATGAAAGGCAAGAAAGGCGACCGGGTTAAGTCCATATGCCCGGCCAATGTCCCGGCATTCACGAGCACATCATATCGGAATCCCTCTTTCTCAAAAGAGAATACCTTCTCATCGCCGCCGAGAATCTTTTTCAGCGCCGCTGTTGCAGCAGGAATTCCTTTTAGCTTTTTGCCGGGGGTTGCTCTAGGCGTATCAGCAGGGATCTTCCGCGATCTGCCGTATGTCTCCCATGATCCCGGGGTGAGTCTTTCATATGCCTTTGCCCCCTGAGCCCGCCAGGCGCTCATGGCGTCATCGGACAATCGTTTCCCCCATGCGGCCTCTCCCACATTGTAATCCCAGCCCGGATCTATCCCAGTGGGTATCTTGTGTGTTTTCCCGGTGGCCTTGTCTTTCCATTTATAATGTTCTATCTCCGGGGCATTGGTTTTTACAGGATGAAGGCCGTCGGATTCTTCTTTCTTGAGCCTTTCCACTTCACGGGCGGAGTGGTTGACTACACCGCATTTGCATCCCCATCCGTTCGGAGGCCTGTGCGTCTCCCAGAAAGGATCGTCCGCAGGCAGAATAAGGTTGTACCATTGCTCATGCTCGGCTCTCGGTTCCCTGGAGCTTGAAGCCACATACCTCAAAAAGGGCCGGGCTTTCAATACATCCGGGTCCATCATCTGCTTATAATGTCCGGCGGCATGTGCTGTTCGCATATTGGTATTAAAGATGACCCCGGTTCTCCAGCCCCTGCCCCCCTTATATTTCCAGCCATGTTTTGCAACCAGCGTATCGAAGTCTTTCCTGAATTGAGAGATCGTCATACCGTCTGCGATGCCCTTTTCTACAGCTTTAAAGAGATCGGAGAGCAGTTCCGACTTCATGGCCCCTGCCACTACAAATGCCCTGGCATGCATCCCCCGCCACAGGTCTTTCCAGATTCGGGTGGGCAGTCTTACTTTCCTGCGAAAATATTGAATCGCCTCATCAAAAGGAAGATTGAGCACTTTAATGTCCGGCATCGGCTTCAAACCTCCCGGATAAATCCGCCAGTGTCATGGCCTTTTGCATAAGGTCACCAAGCTTACCCTCATCCATCTTCCCGTAAAGATCGAGCAGGCCTTCCTGGAACTCTTCAAGGTTTTTTGCTTTCTTCAGCAGCGTTTCCGCGGGTTGAATCAGGTCATCCATCGAGGCTTCGGTCAGCAGCCTTTCTGCGATAATATCAGGAACCAGTGTAACTTCTTCATCGCCCTCAACAAATTCCCCCTTCTGCCCCTCATCTTCTGCCTTCTGCCTTATCCCTTCTGCCTTATCCCTTACCCCTTCTGCCTTATCCCTTACCCCTTCCGCCTTACCCCTTACCTCAAAATCCCCTTCTTCCAGGTTATATACCCTATGGTAATATTCTTTCTTGAATTCAACCCCTCCCTCGCCGAGGATCTTATCTCTTTCAGCCCGCTCCATTTGAATATCTTCCGCTTCATAGAATTTAAATACCGGAGGGGCTGCATTGCCGAAATTCAACTCTGTGATCCAGGCGAAGAGCTTATTGAACTTATCGCAAACCATGCGCTTATCCTGGTCAACAAGATCCGCCCGCACTTCCATGTGCTCTTTTGTGGCCGCGAATGATCCGCCCTTATCGATTTCGGTGGTAAGCGTCTGCCCCAGAATGGCCTTGGATATCTCGCGGTTTGAGGCGCTGATGAGCTTCTCATATATGTCGGCGCTGGCTGTCTTCCCTCCGGCCTCTTCGATCTCCACACTCTCGTCATCGTTGACCACGGCCACCGCATCCTGCACCATCGAAGCCAGGTTCGTTAAAAGTTCTCCCCTTTCCGTGTCATTCGTGCTTCTCGGGACCTTTCCCACAACCCACGGCATGCCGTACTTTTCCGTGAATATGGCCCAGAACTTGAACCCGCCTCTTTTGAAAACCACCGGCCAGAAACACCTGGAAAGAGCCCTTTCCCCGTAAGGGTTCTCGTAGGTCGCATGATGCCTGGGGAGGAGAAACTTATATTCCGGAAGTTCTTCTCCCTCGATCATATTGTCTATGGAACGGAACCTGAGGTTATTCTCCGGATCGAATATAAACCATTCCGGTGGCTTGCCCTCAATCCTTTCCGGCAACCATTGGTTCCCCGCGCTTTCCCAGATCACCTCTATCGGGCTCATGCCGAAGAACGGGGCCTCAAGCATGTCCGTGATGATCTGATATACATCGAGAACATCCATCATGTCCCGGATAGCCTGAAAAGCGCGCCTGTTCGCCCGTATTGATCCCTTCGCATTCTCGGCAACCTCCCATTCGCATGACAATGTCCCGGACTTCCGGCTCTGATAGCAGCTCCACACATGGGCGTCCGATAGCAACTCCTTGTATACGGTCATGTCCTGGCCGAGTTTTCGAAGTATGGGGTCCGGATCAGGCAGGAAATTAATAATCCCCATCCAGTCGAGGGATCGGGACCTGGGCGCGATCTCTTTGGCCAGAGATTGTCTGTCGTCTATATCGATACTGTCGGTTTCATTCAGCCATAATTTCATGATATTTCAGACCCCGTTTAATCTGTAGAGACGCGTGTAGGGACGCAAAATTTTGCGTCCCTACAGGTTAATACCTGGTAAAATCCGTTCTTTCATGGAAGCCGTCGAGCTCCCTGGGCATTCCCCTTGACGCCGAAGAGACAACCCTGGGCATCACAGCAGGATTGCTCAATCCGTGTATTGCTAAGGCAATCGCCCAGAACCTGTCATTGTGGCCGGCGGCGGTCCTGGCGCCGTCAAACCGTATATTCCCCGCGGNGGTGGTGACTTTTCTCACTCCGTGAAGATCTTCTCTGATATTCCTGTCCACCGGAATCCGTATAGTGCGGTCCTCGAATTTCCGGCGAAGACCGAATGCCAGTTCTTCTTTTACCGGCTGGGTAAAGGACACAGCTTCTACTTTATATTCCCCGAAAGCTTCCTGGGCCTCTTCCGCAAGCTGCATGCCCAGGCCGGTTGAATCGATACATGCACGGCGTACATAAGGCAAAATTTCAAAGAGAATTCCTCTCTGCTCCCTGAAAGGTCTGCGCTCCAGCTCTATCACTTTTCGCGTCCAGGCCACATCACCTAGCTTTTCCATTATCCAGATCACGGACAAATCTTTCTTTCTACCTATATCCATGCCCAGATAGAATCCAGACGCAAGGGTTTGCGTCTGTATCGGCATAAGCTCTTCCTGGAGGCAGTCCGGTGTTTCACAGGAAGTTATTAGTTCATACGTAAGAAACGCCGTTGCCTCATCCACAGGCACACAGCAGAACTCCTGGAGCCAGGTGTCTTCATCCTGGCAGGCCTCTTTTTCCAGCCGAATCCATTCATCCCTTTTTTCTTGTGTCGTTTCTTCTCCGGAGATCTTGTCGACCAGGCCTTCATCCACCGCCCGGAAGATATCCGTGGTATGAAGCGCAAACCCTCCCCTGTCCTGTTTTGCATCTTCAGTCATGCGATAATACCGGCAGTTTTTTCCGTTGTGGGTGGAGAGTATTCGCATGGGATAGCCCCAGGTAATGCAGGGCTTGGCAGCTTTCCACAATCCGTCCGCATCGTCGTGAAACCCGAACTCATCTAAAATGACTTTTCCTCCCTTGGACCTAAAGGCCTTAGGGTTCGAACGAAGCGCATTTATCCTGGAGCCGTTGGCAAATTCCACAACAAAGGTCTTGATATCTTTCTCCGAGTCGATCACGACCTCTCCCAGGTATTTGGCAGCCGCATTGAGGATCTTCGCCCATTGTTCACAATAGAGGATGTATTCCTTGGCTGCGGACTCGTCCGCGGAGGAAAACCATACGGGCAGGCCAGGCGTAACAGCGCAATCACTCACGTCTTCATATGCCTGGACATAGGTGGCGCCTATGCGTCTGCTCTTTTCCCATATCTTCAACCTGCTCGTGTCTTTGAGCCATCTCTGTTGATATGGCATGAAATAGCCGTTACCGGACAAGGTGAAGTATCTCCTCTTCTATCTTTTTCAGGTTTTCTTTGTTTAAACCCTGTTTTCCCCCGGTTTCTTCTTGTTTGACCGCGTATCTCTTCTTCATTTCGTCAATCAACTCAAAAGCCTTTTTCATATCTTTTACTCCCGCCAGTGAGAGATCTCCCGGTTTTGTAAGCATGAGGTTGATCTTCTTTTCCACTGCTTCCTGGAGGGCATTGATCGCGTCCTCCGGCGTATTGATCTCCCTTATACTTTCACGGGACGCATACGCGGGGTCATCATTCTTTCCTTTTGATGCAGCGGTTTCCAGCCTGGCGGCCGCATAAACATCCTGGGGGTCCAGGCTTTGCAGGGCCTTAGAGATGAGCTTCTTTCTCAGAAGCACGGTATTTCTCTTGATGTCGCCCAGCGCCTTACGATATTCACGTCTCTGCTCAGGCCAGGCTTCCTGCGCTGACCAATTCTCTATGGTCCTCACATTAACCCCTGTGGCCCCGGAAACTTCCTCAAGGGTCAAACCTTCTACAATATATAGGCTTTCCGCGTGCTCGCGTAGTTCGGCATCAATCATTTCCCTAACACCTTTTTAATGGCAGCGATCTCCGCCAGGGCTCGCGTGTATTCAATATGTAATTTAGCGAGCTCAAAAGCCTGCTCCGCAGCAACGTCCATATTGAGGTTCTCTACCGATTCAAAAGGGTCGAGGATATCCCTGATGGAATCACGCAGGCCTTCAATCCTCAGTTTAAGACTCTTTGCTTCCTGCTGCTTCTCTGCGAGCCGGCCCTGGTATTTCAATCTTTCACTCATCCCTGCACTCCTTTTGCCTGTTTTTCCAATCTGACTACCGGGCAGAATTGATTGCTGTTGATGTTTTCGATGATCCGTGTCATCGCCTGGGTATTCATGATATATGCCTCTTTCAAATCTTTAGCCACCCCATCGTAATCCTTTACCAGATGGACGTTTTTCTCATACATCACGACAACCGCTTCAAAGCGCTTTTTCTGAAGATAACTGATCAACACCGCCAACATCCAGGGGCCGACAATGAAGAGAAACAGCGCAAGTCCGAACGGCCAGTCGCTCATCATTTCGAGAAGGTTTGCAATGGAGATCAGGGCTGATATCTGTTCCGGAGACATTACCCCTCCCTTTTAGTTAAGAGTTAAAAGTGAAGAGTGAAGAGTTATCTTTTCACTCTTAACTCTTAACTCTTCATTCTTCACTGGTCAGCCTATCTTTAGCCCGCCGAAGAGCCCCCTGAAGAACGCGACAAGCCTCTCTATAAGCGTAATAAGCAAATTGCCGGGCGGATTAGGCGCTATGGTGTCAAGTGTAGCCGAAACTTCATTGCTCGGTTCGCTCTCCAACCCTTGGAGGTCATATGCGGTGGCCACCCAGTAATATGTGCCGTCAGGCACGTCCGGCAGGGTTACTGTCTCAGTCCCCGCGAGGATGATCGCAACCTGGTTGCCGTCTCCGAAAGTATATTGGCCGGATGTCGTAGCTTGATAGAGCCGATACCCGGCCAGGTCGGGTTCCGTATTCGCATCCCATTCAAATGTTACCGAAGACCCGGCCAGAGCCATCGTGGAAAAGAAAATTAAAATAATAAAAATAATTCCCGCCAATACTGTTTTCTCTAAACCTTTCATCTGTCCCTCCCTCTTTTAGTTAAGAGTTAATAGTTAAGAATGAAGAGTGGTTATCTCCATTCCACTTTCTGCCTTCTGCCTTGCCCCTTCTGCCTTGCTTTTAAAGCAACGCAAGGATCTGCTCTTTTAATTAAGAATTATCGTACCCCCCGCTCGAAATATGCTTTGAATAGCTTATCTCGGCATTAGAAATTAGTTTCTTTTCAATCCTGTTGCATATTTTTCTCCGGTCTTTTTTAATCGGCTTTACGCCATATAAATTAGCTCCATCTCGCTTAGCTAAATCATATAAAAACCTTACACCATCCTTGCTATTAAATAGCTTGTCAGACGTTTCTTTAGCCTGTGCTTTCATGTCGGAGATATAGTCGTCATAGTTGCGGAGTTTCGGCTTTTTAGGTGGTGTTAATTTTCTATTGATTTTCCTCCCCTCCATTTTAATTAAGAATTAATAGTTAAGAGTGAAGAGAGGTTATCTCCATCTGAGCATCTTAACCATTTCTTCAATATTTCCAGACTCCATACTCTTCTGATATCTTGCGTCGGATTCTTTTTTTGTTTTCCTCTTCGCTTCTCGTTCCAGCCATGCTTTGTGACGTTTCTTTTTTTTGTTGCTCATGTTTCTACCTCCACTCCACTTTCTGCCTTCTGCCTTGTCCCTTCTGCCTTGCTTTTAAAGCAACCCAAGAATCGACTCTTTCCGGAAGAGCTTCCCCGGGCAGCTCTTATAGCTTGCAAGTTCCCGGTGAAAGAGTATTCGATTTTCCGGGATGTCAAAAATCTCCATCAAAGGCTTGATCAGCCTGTGAACCATCTCGTCCAGCATGGGCATGGGCGGGCGCTCCTCATCGTAATTCCCCACGCAACAGATTCCGATACCGCGGCGGTTCATCCCGTTGTTTCTGCAATGCGCGCCCGGCTCTCCCAGGGGTCTTCCTACCATGCAGAGATATTCCTCCTCTACCTGTTCTATGCCGAAATTGTAGCCGATATCAACCCAGCCCCGCCGTAGGTGGTATCGCCTGATTGCATTCCAACTGACTGTTTCCCCATCTCTCGTGAGGCTGTGGTGGATAACTATGTAGCTGTAGAACACTTTAATGCCCCCCCTCTTTTAGTTAAGAGTGAAGAGTTAAGAGTGAAGAATTACCTTTCATCCCCCACTCTTCACTCTTCACTCTTAACTCTTAACTGATCATATCCCGGCGCAAGCCTCGGCGAAAACACGGAAATCGCCGTCATCTCCACCTCGTCTATTTTCAACACCACACATCTTTCCACATGCCAGTAAAGCCCCGGCTTGTGGTAATACTCGCCGTTAAACAGATGATACGGCATGCCCCTTTGCAAATACACGGACTCCTCTATGATTTTCCGCACCAGGCCGACGCTCGGGACATCCGGGCCGACCCTTTCGCGCCATTCTTCCTTGAAATAGTTCGTAAGTGCCTGCACCTTAACTTTCATGCTGTTCTCCTTTTAATCCCACCCGGGCCAAGTCCGGCGATTTGTTGGGAGGCGGCTCTCTCTAACTCCATATAATTAACTATTTTAATGTAACAATCGCTACAAATATCATGATTGCACACATGCCTGCGGGTACGCCCATTGCCGTAACTCACAATAGGGAGTCTGCACATATAACAATGTTTCATATTAATCCTCCCAACGTCATAATCAGCGGCGGGGCTTTTTCCGTCCGCTGCACTGGCTGGTTAGCTGCTTAAATTCACCATTCCCCACGAATGGCGCCAACGGCCACGAAAACCCATGAGCATATTCAGCGCAACCTGCAACGCCGTGATAACTCCACCGACCGTCTTCCCCTTTAAAAACAATACCGACTACCCATTCGTCTATAGATAATGGAAACCTAAATTTTTTAGTACACTTGAATTGATACATACCTGGCTTCCTCGGGCGCTTCATTACGGTTCTCCTTTAAGTCTAACGTCATAATCAGCGGCGTAAAATTAACTTACATTTAATACATTCATATTCACCTAATGCCCAATAGGTATGAACCCATTCATGTTCGCACGCTTGCCCGACGTCCGCTGAATAGGCTTGTTCGTTTTCGGTCCCGACCCCTATTCCCCCAATCATAGCTTTCATCTTTTCTCTGCTTTCCCGGGACACAAGATGTTCTTCCAGGTCATTTGGTTCGGTACCGTTGATAATCACAACCCTTCCATCTCCGGTTTTTATGATTCCTGTATACATTCCATCTCCATCTCTTTCGCCTCCGGTCTTATGGGCGGGCACATAGACCCGCCCCTACTGCCTTATTTCTTCTGCCTTCTGCCTTATCCCCTTCTGCCTTTTGTCTCATCATCCCATCGCCCCCACA